GACTTACCGGCGAACGGCCAGACGCGTTCTTCGAGAAAGGCCGGCACGTACTTGCTCGACCTGGCCGAGAACTCATGCGCGAGCGCCAAGCCTTCGCTACTACCCTGCGTCGCATGGTGCAGCGCGAAAATCACATTGCGCCACGCGTCGTAATCGAGTTCGTCATCGCCCGAGTTCGGGATCGCGTCGAGCGCCGACTTCAGCGTTTCCAGTTCGACCGACACTTCACCGACTGGCGCCGCGACAGGCTGCTCGCGCTCGAGCAGTGGGATTGCGCTCGAGACGGGCCACTCCATACCGGCGGCGTATTCTTTCTCGAGATCCTCGAGTTCGAAGCCGTCTAGCGGCACCGACTTGCCGGCCAGCGGCAACACGACCATGTTCCCGAAGCCGTCGACCGGCACGCTGTTTTGCTTAGGCGACAGTTCAACCTCTCGAGCCGAGACGCCTTTCGTACCTTCGGACAAGCCGCACGACTCGAGCGCCGCGCGCAGAGCCTGGCGTACGCTGTAGGCGTCTTGCGGCGCGTCCCACAGCAAATAGATGTGGATGCCGTGCCCGCCGCTCGAGCGAAACGGGATCGGCCGCAAGTCTCGAGACTCGAGCGCGGTCATGATCTCGAGCGCGACAGCCTGCATCTCGTGCCACGGCGTCTCACCCTTGTGGCTGTCCAGATCAAAGATCGCGACTCGAGTCTCGCTCGAGCCCGGCTGGATCTGCGCGGCTCCGTACGCGACACCCGAGCCGTTGACGTGGTGCGCGAGCTTCGCCGGCGTCAACGCCTGCTTGATGTGCGACAACTTGCCGTCGTGCTTTTTCCAGCAGTGCGAAGTCACGACGCGCGAGACGATCGGCGCGAGCGCGTCGACGAGAATTTGGTTTGTCATAGGAGATCCAGCCCCGGGACCGGCCAGAACGCGGCCGAATTATTGATCTCGATTCGCTCGGCGATCACTGCGGCGCGCTGCGCCGATGTTGGCGGCAAGTACATGCCGAACCGTTCTTTGCTGCCGCAATTGACGGCGGCGTTGGTGCTATCGGCCGACGCGAGCGGCAACCGGGTAAAGATTTTCGGGTTGAGCATGCGCAAGCCGTGCAGCCGAGCGCGCGGGCGCCCGAGCATGTCGCACGCGACGCCCATCGCTTCGGTCATACGTTCCCACCACGACGCCGTGCCCGGTGACGCCCATTGACCCGAGCTGCCGAACGCAACCGTGCGCCATTCGCTGACGAGACGGTCGAGCCGATCAAGGCTTTCGTGCATATGCCACACCGGCACGCCTTCGATGTGCGCCGGCCAGTCGGCGAGCATCGCGTCGTTCTCGGCTTCGTCGCCAACGATCACGTCAGGGATTAGCGCCCATTCGAAGCCTGGGTGACGATGCCATTCGTCGCACCAACGCACATAGCCCGTGATGTCGAGCACTTCGCCGCGCTTCCACACGCTGAACGCGCCGTTGTCGAAGACGAACGACTGGCACGTTTCAGCGACAATGCCCATATCATCGCGGCGCGGGTACGGCACGAGCGCATGCCGACCGATAAGGAAGCGCGCGACGTCTTGCCGCGAGCCCCCGATCGGCGTGCCGTGGTAATGAATCATCGCGAGATTGCCTCGATTGCGAGCTTCGCTTCTGTGCCTTTCTCGAACACCGTCGAACCAACTTGAACGCGCTTCGTCAGCCGACCCACATCGGGTGTGTCGAACCCGCGACGCGTTTCGATATGCACGCCGTGGTGAAACGCCTTGAGCACCTGCTCACCGCCGAAACGCTTGTAAAAGAAGTCGGCGATTTGCTCGTGGAACGCCTCGTTGTAAAGCTGCGCGGCGATCGTGATGTGCTCGACATAAATTGTCTCGTCGGACGGCTTGACGATCTCGATCGAGTACAGAATGAACTCGCGGTTGTTCGGGCAGCGCGAGATGAATTCGCAGCGATAGATGTTCAATTTGGGCTCCTATGCGGCTTTTTTATGAACGAGCAAAACCCCGGCTAGAGGCGATCCACTAGCGCGAATTTTGACGATTGTTCGGTTTGTGTTAGGCTTTACCCAACAGGTGCGAAGGCAAGCCGTCCGTTTCGTTCGGATAAATGCCCGGCGCGAGCTGGTGAGGGGTAACTTCCCAGCCGGTAAGTTCGGCGAGTTGCAGCACGCGGGCGTCGGGAATGCGGCCTTTCTTAACCCACTCCCACACCGACACCCGGCCGATGTTCAGCGCACGCGCCACCTTCGCCCCACCGCCGGCCTTGTCAATTGCTGCTTCAATGATCGACACGGCTATTTCCTATGAATGTTAGGGGATGCCGAACATCTTAGTTTGGTAGCCCCTAACAAGTCAACATACAAATGGAGGGATCGATGAAATTGGGCGAGCGGATTCGTGCATTGCGCGAAGCGAAACACCTGACCGGAACGCAGCTCGGCGAGCTGGTCGGGGTCGGCCGCGGCTCGGTTTCATCGTGGGAATCTGGCGACACTCAGCCGGCCAACACACGGATGGCCGCGCTCGCCGAGGCGCTTGGGGTAAGCGTCGACTTTTTGTTAACTGGTAACAACGGTAACAACACCCCCCTAATCGATGAATCGACCTCTGTAAGCAGGCATATACTTCCGCCAAGCGAAGCGTTAGCCCCCGCTGCAGGAATGCTCCCCCTGATAACCTGGGAGCAAGCAGGATCGTGGAGTGGGAAAGTGGATAGTTCGCAAGTAGGTGAATGGCTTCCGTGCCAACTGGAGCACGGCCCGAACGCTTATTACGTGGAAATCGTCGGTGACAGCATGGCCGACGCATCAGACCCCCGGTCTTTCAGGGAAGGCCATATCGTCGGGGTAGATCCTGACCGCGCGGCCGAGCACCGCAGCTTCGTGGTTGTCCAATACAACGACGCCACGCCCGTTCTGCGTCAACTGATTGTCGAAGGCGACACGCGCATGCTCAAGGCGCTCAATCCGGAATGGCCGAACCGCTTCGGCGCGATGCGCGAAGATCACAAGATCCTCGGCGTGGTCTTCTGCCGGATCGACAAACCCCTCGCATACTGATGAAAGCGCTTCGCATCGCCGCGCCGACAGCATTGATTGTCTGGCTCGCGCTCTGTTTTCTCCCTAGTCACGATCTCGCGGAATTCGCCCGGCGCGTCGGCAGTGATGTCGGCTTTCTGTTTAGGCTGTCACTTGCCGGGCTCGCCGTCTTCGGTTCCCTATACCTGATCTACCGTGCCGCACGCCGTTGATCAAACCCTAATTCGTTAAAACGATACCCGCCATCGAGCGGGTATTTTTTCGCCTTTTTTGTTAGGTGACGCTTGACACGTGTTCGGCGGCAGACTACAGTTCATGTCAGGCGTTACCGAACAAGAGACGCCGATTAGGAGACCAGCTATGAGCAACGACGCACTTGATCTTCTCGAACTCCTTCGCCTGGCAGTTGGCGGCGCAGGAGCCCTGACGCAGCACCTGTTGCGCGAATACGCAGCCCGCATTATCGGCTCGGGAATTCGCAGCGAACTCGGTGGTTGCTGAAATGAACGGGATCTACATCGTCGGCGGTCTGGTTGTCGTTCTTTGGACTGTCCTCGCCCCATTTTTCAACTAGGAGTTTATATGTCTCTCGAAGCCGCACTGATCGAAAACGTCGCAGTCATGCGTGAACTGATCGCCGCGCTCACCGCAGCCGGCACGATCCAGACCGCACAAGTCAGCGCGCAAGCCGCGTCGTCGCCCGCCGTCAAGGCTGTCGCGAAGGCGCAGAAGGAACTCGCGGAGAAAGAAGCCGCAAAAAAGCCGGAAGCGGCGACGACCGATACCCCGTCTGGCGAAGCGTCGACACCGGTCCCGGTGATCGAATCCGTGAAGGAAGAAGCGCCCGCGGTTGACCTGCAGCCGTGGCACGAGAAGACCGCCAAGCTGTACGGCGAACTGAAAGACGGCGAGCCGTCGCTCGACAACGTGCGCAAGGCCGTGCTCGGCATCAATTCGTTGCTCGGCCAGCCCGCCGGCCGCGAACAAGCCACGGCGCTGCTCGGTCGCTTCGGCGCGAAGGCCGTGACGTTCAAGCCGGAAATGCCGGACAAGCCCGGCCTGAATGAAGACCAGTTCCCGGCCGTGTTCGCGATGGCGCTCGACGTACTCGCCGGCCGTCTCGACGTGACCGCATCGATGGAAGGCGCCGGATCATGAGCGACGTCATCGAAGAACGCGCCCACGCGCTGTTCTCTCCGTCGTCGGCGCACACCTGGATCGAATGCAAGGCGTCGACCGCCGCGCAGATCGGTCAGCCCGACGACAGCAGCGAATTCGCGGATGACGGCAGCGCGTCACACGAGCTTGCGAAGTGGTGTCTCGATGCTGGCACCGACGCGGCGGCGTACATCGGCCGCGTCATCGCGATCGGTGATCGGGAATTCGATGTCGACGACGAGCGCGCTGAGTACGTGCAGATGTATCTCGACGACATCCGCAACCGCAAAGCCGCGTACGAATTGACCGGCGCGACGGTACAGATGTTTGTCGAGCAGCGCCTGTCGATCGAGCACATCACCGGCGAGAAAGGCGCGAAGGGCACGAGCGACTGCGTGCTGATCGCATCCTGGGATGACGGCCGCGCCGAGATCTGCGTGATCGATCTGAAGTACGGCCGTGGTGTCGCGGTCGAAGCCGTGCGCAACTATCAGGGAATGATCTACGCGCATGCCGCACTGCACGAGCATAGCGACTTTTTCGACTTCACGAACGTGCGCATCGTGATCCATCAAGTGCGGCTGTCGGAGAAGCCGAGCGAGTGGGAGATCGAGCCGGCGCAGTTGCAGCAGTGGATCCAGTACGTCGCGAAGCCTGCCGCCGAGCAGGCAATGCTCTACGTCGAGTCGGTCGACTTCGTGCCGCTCGCGCTCGGCGACTTCGTGCCCGGCGAAAAGCAGTGCAAGTTCTGCAAGGCGAAAGCCGTATGCCCGGCGCTGGCTGCGCACGTCGAGGCGACGATCGGCGCCGACTTCGAAACGATCGTCGACAACGCTGAAAAGCAGATCACAGGCGGACCCGAAGTCGCTGAACTGCTCGACGCTGACGCACTCGGTCGAATCTACCCGGCGCTCGACCTGATCGACGGCTGGATGAAAGCGGTTCGCGGTCGCATCGAGCACGAGTTGCTGCAGGGTAACGCGGTGCCCGGCCTGAAGCTGGTTCAAGGCCGTAAGGGCGCGCGCAAGTGGTCGAGCACCGACGAAGCCGAAGCGCTGCTCAAGTCGATGCGTCTGAAGCAAGACGAGATGTATCAGTTCAAGGTGATCAGCCCGACGCAAGCCGAGAAGCTGCTCGCGAAGGATTCGCCGCGGCGCTGGAAAAAGGCTGAAGCGCTGATCGTGCAGCCGAACGGCTCACCGTCTGTCGCACCTGAGTCGGACAAGCGCCCCGCGCTCGTCATCGCCCCGGTCGCGGAAGACTTCGAAGTCGTCGACGACGGTGGAGATCTGGCATGACCGACCGCGACCTGATCGAAACAATGGTGCGCGAAGGGTTCCAGCGTTCCGAAGCGTTGAAGCTGGTCCGCGACTTCGAAGCGTCGGTCGAGCGTCGCGTAAGGCAAAGCACCGAGCGCCGCGAGCGTCTTGCGGCTGCGGCACTGGCGGGTCTGGCCCGCGCTGACGTACCGAGCGACCAGATCGCGCGCATGGCGCTGATCGTGGCCGACAAGCTGATCGCGGAGATCGACAAATGAACGCACGGCACCCGACACCGGCCCTGAATGGTTTGAGCGCGCATCTGCCGCCCGACGCGCGCGAGATGCTGGCCCGGGCGGCGAGAGAAGCAAGACTGATTGATAACCCGGCCGCGCGCAACGCTCACCTTCAGACAGCTATCGCCCGCGTCCAATCGAAATATCCAACGTTCTTTAAAGAGGTTTCAAATGAGCATCAAAGTTAAATTGAAGATGGTCCGCGCTGCTTTCGTCCGTTCACTTATCGGCGCCGCCGAAGAGTACGAAGGCAACGGTGTGTTCCGTCACTCGGCGACGTTCCTGGTCGAGCCGGGCAGCGACAACGACAAGCAGATCGAAGCCGCGTTCAAGGCCGAAGCGCAAGCCGTGTGGCCGAAGAAGGCGCAGGCGATGCTCGACTCGCTGCGCCCGCAGACGAACAAGTGCTGCTATCAGAAAGGCGACCTGAAGGAATACGACGGCTTCGAAGGGATGATGGCGTTGACAGGTCACCGCAAGGCGACCGACGGCCGGCCGTTGCTGCTCGACTCGATGGCAGGCGACGACGGCAAGCCGGCGAAGCTGATCGGCTCGGACGGCAAATTCTACCCGGGCAAAGAAGGTCGGATCTACGGCGGCTGCTTCGTCAACGCGACGGTCGAGATCTACGCACAAGACGGAAAGAACCCCGGCCTTCGCTGCTCGCTGCTCGGCGTGCAGTTCGCGAAGGATGGCGACAGCTTCGGCGGCGCTTCGAAGGGTAAGGAAGACGACTTCGAAGTCATCGACGCACCGGAAACCGAAGACGAACTCGGTTAAAGATCGCGCAGGGAACCCGGCGACCTCGCGCCGGGTGTTGTTTCACCCATCTAGAAAGGAATTGCATCATGGCAAAGATCAAAAGCAAGATCACCGGCGATGAATTCGAAGCGCCCGCGCAAGACTTCCAGAACGAACCCGACTTCGAGATCACCGACGCGGGAAACGAATTGACCGATGGCGCCACGTCGGCGACGGCGCCATCGGTTGCGTCTGGCACGACCGACTCAACAATCGATACGTCGTCAGCGACCGACACGGCCCCGACGGCGCCGGTCGACGTGGCCCCTACCGCACCGGCGCCTGACCTGGGAAACGCCGTAGCGTCGTCGGATGTTGGTTCGACGAATGGCGACGCTTCACTCTCAACGACTGGTGCCGTGGCTGACGCGGGAAACGCCAGTGCATCCGATGTCTCGCCGGTATCGGATGCTACGGCAGCCCCTTCGACGACGGACTCGCCCATCTCTTCGGTGAGCGTTGACTCGGGAAACGTCCCTGCGGCTGTCGATACCTCGCCGACTGCGACGGTCGCACCGGCTGTCGACTCTGCGCCGCCGGCATCCACGGAATCGGTTGACGCGGGAAACGCTGCGCCTGCAGCCAGTACGGCCGATGTCGCGCCCACTGGTGACGTGGGAAACGTCGATGTCAGCACCGACCCTTCGGTCAGTGCTACGCCTGCGAGTATCGCCGATTCCGCCGCAGCTGACGCCGTGACGCCGGTCAATCCGATCACGCCGGCCGTCACCGACTCGGTAACTGGTTCGCCGACTGGCGGGCCGTCGGCCGGCGCCGGTGAAACGCTCGACGCGAAGGAAAAGCACCAGGTGCTTTCGATTCTCGAATCGGGTCTGGTGCGCGAGCTGGCTGACGTCGTGCAGTGGACCGATCAACTGCAGCACGCGGCCGACGCTTTCTTCACGGCCGTGCACTCGCAGATCGACGTAGAAGCAGCGCAGTAAAAGCCGCGCCCGGTGTCCCCGCACCGGGCGTTGCTGAAAGGGTCGGTCACGCGGCGGTCGGCGCCGCAGAGCACACCCGGGCCGGTCCTTTCAGCAACGATTTTTAGCGGGTCGTTCACTCCGAGTCGCGCCGGCAGCGCGGCGACAAAGCCTTGAATCGCTAACTGCCGTCGCCCGCAAGGAGCTTCAACGACAGCAGCATGCGCAAACCGCGAACGACGCAAGCATTGAGCGGAAATTCAAGGCACTGCCGTTTTGCACTACTAACCGGAACTCAACATGACAGTCGATCTTTTCCTAGTCGCGGTCCTTATCGCGCAAGTCGGCGTGCTGGTCGGCGCCTACGCGCGCCGCAACGTGTTCACCGGCCTGCTCGGCGGGTTCGTGTCTTTCATCGCCGTGATCGGTATTGGAGCATTCGTATGAAACATATCGTGCGCGCAGTCGGCAGCGAAACCGTACTGCAGGAAACCCCGTCTTTTCGCGCCGCTTGCAAGTGGCTGCTCGAAGTGCAAGACCGACTTGTCGGCGACGCTTACGAGATTGCGTCGCAGAAGGCGCCGACCAAGCGCATCACTTACCCGGCGGTCGTCGAAGCGACGTTCGAAATCGAGCGCGAAGAAGCATTGTCGGATCTGGCATGAAACTTTGGCTCGACACCGAAACCTTCAGCCCGACGCCGATCAAGTCGGGCACGCACATTTACGCCGAGCCCGTCGAGATCATGATCGTCACCTACGCGATCGACGACGGCGAAGTGTCCGCGTGGGATCGCACGGCGGGCGAGCCGCTGCCGGGCGATCTCGACATGGCGATCGACGAAGCTGACGAATACTGGTGGCAGAACGGCAACATGTTCGACTTCACCGTGCTCAAGCACGGCATGCCCGACTTGCATGCGCGCATGCCGGTCGCGAAGTGGCGCGACACGATGGTGCAGGCGTACGAACATAGCCTGCCGGGAAAGCTGGATCTGCTCTGTGAGATCTTCGGCATCGGCCAGGATCAGGCGAAAGACAAGCGCGGCAACGCACTGATTCAGCTTTTCTGCAAGCCGCGCCCCACGCACATGGAGCTGCGCCGCGCCACGCGCGAGACGCACCCGGTCGAATGGTCTGAGTTTCTGGAATACGCGAAGGCGGATATCCGCGCGATGCGCGCCGTCCATCACAAGATGCCGAAGTGGAACTATCCGAACAACCGTTCGGAACTTGCGCTTTCGCATCTCGACATCGGTATCAATCAGCGCGGCATGACGATGGACGTCGAGCTCGCGCACGCGGCCGTGCGCGCCATCGCCCGCACGCAGAAGGCGCTCGGCGAGCGCACCGTCGAGCTGACCGACGGCGAAGTGCAGAAGACGACGCAGCGCGACAAGCTGCTCGCGCACTTGCTCGCCGAGTACGGTGTCGACCTACCGGACATGAAAAAGTCGACGCTTGAGCGCCGGATCAATGACCCGGATCTGCCCGACGCGTTGCGCGAACTGCTCGCGATCCGGCTCGAAGCCACGATGACCAGCACGTCGAAATACAAGACGCTGCTGCGCGGCGTGTCGTCCGACGGCCGCATGCGCGGCACGCAACAGTTTTGCGGCGCGAACCGCACCGGCCGCGTCGCGCACCGACTCTATCAGCCGGGCAACATGCCGCGACCGAACGTCGGCCTGATCATGAAAGAGCTTGGCGTGAAGAAGCTCGCCGACGGCGACATGCAACGCTATGTCGACATGGGCGTCGATGCGCTCAAGTCTGACGGTGCCGATCTCGTCTTCGGTAACGTGATGGGTTTGACGTCGAACGTGATCCGCGGCTCGATCGTTTCGCCGCCCGGTAAGAAGCTGGTCGTGTCCGACTTGTCGAACATCGAAGGCCGGATGGCGGCATGGCTTGCCGGCGAAGAGTGGAAGCTGCAGGCGTTCCGAGACTTCGACGCGGGCACCGGCGCCGACCTGTACAAGCTGGCCTATGCGCGCTCGTTCGCCGTCGACGTCAAGGCGGTCGACAAAGAGAAACGCCAGCTCGGGAAGGTGCAGGAACTCGCGCTTGCCTATGAAGGCGGTGTCGGCGCGTTCGTCACGTTCACGATGACCTACAAGATGGAACTCGACGACATCCGCACGGCCGTCTTTTCGGCGCTGGATCTGGTCGACAGCGGAGTCGTGCGCGAAGCGCGCAACGCGTGGGATTGGGCGACGAAAAAGAAACGCACGCTCGCGCTCGATCAGGATGTGTATATCGCCTGCGACATCCTGAAACGTGCCTGGCGCCGCGCGCACCCGAAGACGTCGAGCTATTGGGGGGAACTGAAAGACGCGGCCGTGCGCGCGATCTGCTCGCCCGGCACGACGGTGCACTGCCGCCGAATCATCATGCGCCGTGACGGCCAGTGGCTGCGCGTGCAGATGCCGAGCGGCCGGCAGCTTTGCTACATCTCGCCGAAGGTGAGCGATCAGGGCGACATCTCCTATATGGGCGTCAATCCCTACTCGCGCAAATGGCAGCGCGTGAAGACCTACGGCGGCAAGCTGTTCGAAAACTTGTGTCAAGCCGAGTCGCGCGACGTGTTGTTCTCGTCGATGCCGCACGTCGAAGCCGCCGGTTACGACATCGTGTTGTCAGTTCACGACGAACTTTTGACGGAAGCGCCCGATACGGAAGACTATTCCGAGCGCCAATTGTCCGAGCTGATCTCGACCGTGCCGGTGTGGGCGGAAGGCTTGCCGCTTTCTGCGGCGGGCTTTGAGGGGTATCGCTACAAAAAGGATTAAAAAGGATTAAAAAGTACTTGTCAGGCTTCGCCGAACATCCTATAGTTGAGTCGTGTTAGGTAACACCGAACAACTCTTAGGGGCTCACCGTGAAAAAACTTCTGTTAGCAGCCGCTCTCGCCGCAGCCCTTTCGGGTTGCGCGACGAAGCAATTTGTTCAAGCCGGCCAGGTCACCGACTTCGAAAAGACCACGATGTCGTGCCGCGAGATCGATCTCGAAATCGCGAAGACGCAAGGCCAGCAGCACGCCATCGACAAGCAAGCCGAGTTCTCGGGGCTCGACGTGCTGGCGATACTCGGCGACTTCGGGATCGGCAACTCCATCGCCCACACCGCCGCGCAAAAGACCGTCGACGAACGTATGGCGGATCTCAACAACCTGCGCGGCATCAAAAACTGCGCCATCGCAACGACAGGTGCACTGTGATTAAACGCTATCTGCTCAACCGCAAGCTGCGCGCGCTCAAGCGCGAGATCGATTACGTCTATCAGGTGCGCCGCGAGTCGGTTCGCCGCGAATCGATACTGCGCCGCGAGACTGAAAAAGTCGCGTCGCAACTGATGAATCTCGAAATCGGTTCGCGCCGTGCTTGAGCGTGACGTCGAAGCCTATCTGGTCGACCGCATGAAAGCGATCGGCGGGCAGGCATACAAGTTCACGAGCCCGGCCCGGCGCAGTGTGCCCGACCGACTGGTGATCTTCCCTGGCGGCACGATCGTTTTCGCAGAGTTGAAGAAACCCGGCCAGACGCCGAGCGACGCACAGACCCGCGAGCATCAGCGCCTTCGTGCGCTCGGCTGCGCGGTGTACGGCTGCGTCGATTCGAAAGAAGCCGTTGATCGAATGATCGAAGAGATTGCCCCCCTGATATGACTAAGAAAATATTTGTGAAGCCGGAAGACGTCGAGCGCGTGCTTGATGGCGGCAAGCGTCTGACGATGCGCCAACTGATGTCACGGCTCGGCGTGTCGCACCCCGGCGCGTTGTACCGCGCGCTGCCCGACATGCTGTCATCCGGCCGTGTGTCGCGCGCCATCGAGCGCATCGGTGACGACGACATGGCCGGGAAAGCGTACGTTTATTTCACGAGCGAGCCGGCGCGCGTTGCGCCGCCGTACCGAGATATGCGCCTGACCGAAACACTGAGCGGGTACGACAAGGAACTGAATCGCTTCGCCGAACTGTGCGCGTCGACCAGGAAAGCAGCATGAGCCGAGACAACAAACGCGCGGCAGACGAAGCGTTCGCCACAGACATTCGCGCCCTTCTAGCCGATGGCGGCAAGGGTGAGGCGGTATGCGACAGGATCATTTGCTGGCACAACAGAAGCTGCGTGAATGACGACGCAGCAACGATGCGAAATTGTCCGCACCGTGCAGCCCCGCAAGCCGAGTGCGCACCGCGTGAGGCGCAGCCGAAGCTCACGGTGTGGTATGGCTCGCTGCCCGAGAGCAACGGCAAGACGAACTGGACCGCTATCCTGCACCGCGGTGACGTTACAGAAGGCATCACGATTGACATGTCCGAATACCCCGACCGCACACGCTACGAAGCTGATCGTATGCGCTGGATGATTGGCGAACTGGCCGATGAACCGTGGGTTCTCGATTACGACGCTGACAAACACAGCGGGTATGCCGCCCCTACGCCTGAGCGTGCGGACGCCGACACAGCGATGACGGACAAGGAAATCGACGCACTCTGGCTTCGTGTGACCGGCTTCAATGCCGACGACGAGCGCGCAGACATAGCAGGATTCGCCCGCGCAATCCTAGCCGCGAACAAGGAGTCGCAACCGTGAACCGCGAGATTACCCCGGCCGACGTCGACAACATCGACACACTGAATTACATCATCCGTCTTGCGTCGGGCGTTCTGTTTCTTTCTGTCGCCGGCATTGCCCATATCGTGGGGTTTCTGTGAAACTCATGACTGAAGACGAACTCGTGCGCGTCACCGGCAAGCGTCGCCACTCGAAGCAAGCCGAATGGTTCAAGCTGACGTTCGGTGTCGACGTCGTGCGAGCTGGTGACGGCAAGCTGATCGTCACCTGGGCGACGTTCGAAGCGCTGAATGCAAAGAAGAACGGCCTTGGCGCGAGCGCGCCGGCTGCGGTTGAACTCTGTTTTGATTGAGATCATGGGCGACGCTGCGGACTACAACATAGAGCGAATGCTGGATCGCATGTTCGATCGGTGGGAAGACGACGACGAGGAATCACCAGACTTCGATCGCATATGCAAACACTGCGGCTCGCGGTGGCTAAAATGGCGCCACGTTGATCGCGCGTGGCGTCTTTACGAGAACGAGCGCGACGGGCGACGACTCAAGATGCATGTGTGCAACCCGCCGTCGGCCGACGATTTCGAGGCGCTGCCGTGACCGAGCGCAAAAAAGCCAAGTACCCGCGCGTGTATGAGAAGCACGGCGCCTGGTATTGGTCCGAGCCCGTCTCGGGAAAGTGGATCCGCCTTTGTGCGCTGACCGATAGCGAGACGACGCTCGTCGAACGTCTCGCAGCCGAGCGTAAGAAGGTCGAGCGGCCCGAAGGCGTCGGCGACATGCGCCCGCTGATCGATCAGTACGTGCGCGAGCGCAAACATCAGCACAAAGAGAAGGCGTGGCCGAAATACGGCGAGTACGCCGGTAAGGGGTTCAGAAACGTGAACGTCGCTGACGTCAAGCCGACGCACGTCACGAACTGGCTGAAGGTGAAGTACGCCGACAAGCTGTCGATGCAGCGCGTCATGCGCGCGTTCCTGTCAGGCTTCTTTCAGTGGTGCGTCGACAACGGCCGCCGCGACACGAACCCCTGCGGCGAAGTGAAGCTGAAGAAGCCGAAGGCGCGCAAGACGTATATCACCGACGAGCACTTCGCGCGCATCCGCGACGCGATGCTGAGCTACACCTACACGACCGGCGCGGGCAAGACGATCACCGGCCGTGTGAACACCGGCCCGATGATGCAGTGCTTCGTCGACCTGTGCTTCCTGACCGCGCAGCGCTCGACGGATATCCGCGCGCTGACGTGGAGCCAAGTCGACCGCGCGGCGGGCGTGATCCACTTCGTGCCGAGCAAGACGGAAGACAGCAGCGGCGCGGCCGTCGACTTCACGATCACGCCCGAGATCGCCGCCGTGCTCGACCGGGTGCGCGAGATCGACGGCGTGCAGCGGATCGGCGAGACGCCTGTGATCCACGCGCTCGACGGCAAGCCGTACGGCGCCACGGCCGTGCGCTCGGCCTGGGACCGCGCGTGTGAGCGCGCCGCGCTGACGGCTGAGAATTACACTGTGAAAGATATTCGCGCGAAAGCGCTCACCGACGCAGAGCGCGCCGGGTACGACATCGAGGCGTTGAAAATCGCGGCCGCACACAGCGACACGAAGACGACGCAGATCTATTTGAAACAGCGCGAAGTGCCGGTATCAGATGTCCGGCTGCGCGTGCCGAAGTCGGCGTAATTTATTAGACAGGCGTTAGACATTGCATTAGACACCGCAAAACGCACTACCCGCAAAGCCTTGCAAATACTGGTCGGAACGATAGGATTCGAACCTACGACCCTCTGATCCCAAATCAGCATGGTCGAGACAGGGGTAAGCCAATCAGTATAAGGCTTTGCGCGGAGCGGTGTCTAATCGATTGCATAGAAAACAGGCACGAAGACATAAGGCTTTGCGCCCGATTGAACCGCAGTTATTAGACAGGTGACGCCCATGTCCATCAACCTGAATCACCTAGTTTCCGAGTGGGTGCGCAAGCACGGCGTCAAATTGACGGCAACTGCGCACGCGGATCTGCAGGGCGAAATTGCTATGCTCCTTCAAGCGAATGGCGTGCCGCCCCAATGCGAGCACGTCATGACGCGCTACATTCGCGACTGCTCGATGTGCGAATCCTGCGGCGCGATCCTGACCGATGGCACCTGGGGCGCGCAGTCCGGGAAGTGGTTCAAGTCATATACCGAAGCCTTACAAGAACATAACCGATGACCCGACGCATTTACAAACCGCACGACTACCAGCAGACCATCGGCGAGCACCTGGCCGAGCACGATCGCGCGGCCGTGTTCGCAGGGATGGGTATGGGGAAAACTTCTTCCACCCTGTCGCATCTCGAAGCGTGCTATTCGCTCGGCATCGAGACGCAGCCGACGCTCGTTATCGCGCCGCTGCGCGTGGCTCAGTCGACCTGGCCGGACGAGTGCCAGAAGTGGGAACACCTGCGCGGCATGGAAGTCGTGCCGATCATCGGCAACGCGGCGCAACGCGCGCAGGCGCTACGGCAAGATGCGCCGATCATGTCGATCAATTACGAGAATCTGCCGTGGCTCGTCGACTGGTTCAAGCATAACCCGCGGCCGTGGCCGTTCGGCACGGTGATCGCCGACGAGTCGACGAAACTGAAGTCGACGCGGATCTCGATGCAGACGAGTAAGAAGGGCAAGGAATTCCAGAAGGGAACCGGCGGCAGCGTGCGCGGCCGTGCGCTCGCGCAAGTCGCGCACACGAAGGTGCGGCGATGGGTCAATCTCACCGGCACGCCAGCGCCGAACGGGTTGAAAGATCTATGGGGTCAGACGTGGTTCCTTGATGGCGGGCAGCGGCTCGGTCGGTCGTTCTCGGCGTTTGAGGGTCGCTGGTTTCAGTCGGTGCCCGGTGGGCAAGGCTATTCGCAGATCCGCCCGCTCGATCACGCGCAAGACGAGATCCAGGCGAAGTTACGTGACATCTGTCTGTCGCTCAACGCAGCCGACTATTTCGACATCGAGCAGCCGATCGTGCGCCCGGTGTACGTCGACCTGCCGGCCGCGGCTCGGCGCCTATACACCGACATGGAACGGCGCATGTTTATGGAAATCGGCGAGCACGAGATCGAAGCGATGAACGCGGCGAGCCGTACGATCAAATGCCTGCAGCTTGCGAACGGCGCCGCGTACGTCGACGAGTCTGGAAACTGGAAAGAGGTTCACGATGCCAAGCTGCAAGCGCTCGAAGACATTATCGAAGAAGCCGCCGGCATGCCGGTGCTCGTGGCTTACCACTTCAAGTCTGACCTTGCCCGGCTTCAGAAAGCTTTCCCTAAGGGTCGGGTGCTTGACGCTAATCCTGACACGATCCGGCAATGGAACGCGGGCCGTATCCCTGTTCTATTCGCACACCCCGCCAGTGCCGGGCACGGATTGAACCTGCAAGACGGCGGCAACATCGTCGCCTTCTTCGGTCACTGGTGGAACCTTGAAGAATTCCAGCAGATCATCGAGCGGATCGGGCCGACGCGCCAATTGCAAGCCGGGTATAAGCGGCCCGTTTTTATCTATCACATTATCGCCCGCGACACGATCGACGAAGATGTGATGTTGCGCCGAGAAACAAAACGTGAAGTGCAAGACATCTTGCTCGAATCCATGAAAAGAAAAACGCGCTAGAATCAGCGCGTTTAATCAGACGAGAACAAAAATGAATTTTCTATCGTGGCTCAAACGCCCCGTACCCCCGGCGCCAGTGGCTATCGTGGCCGAGCCGCCGAAGCCTGTCGCGCCGCGCGCGCCGCTGGTTATCGTGCCGCCTGCGCCGCCGGCGGCCCCGCACTTCGATCCGTCTGGATTAATGAACCGCTATACCGAGTACCGGGGCTAGCGAACCCGGCGTGCTCGGATAAAGCCGTTTACCGTCATCGTGCTCACGGTGAACGTCGACTGCACCACGCAATAGGTCGTCGTCGTGCTCGATAGACTGATCCGCACCGTCGGCGTCACGACGACTTGAGCGGCGCCAGCCGGGAAGCTGCTGGCGAGCTGCACATAACCGCCCACATTGGAACCCGGCAGCGTCGCCGACGTCGTGGTGACGCCAGCCGCGAGAATCGAAGGCACTGTCGATCCTGCCGGCGCGAACGTCGGCGTACACGACACATCCCAATCCCCCGCCGTCAAGCTCGCGCTCGTCGCGTTCGCCGTTGTCGCCGTCGACAGCGACGTGCCCGCCGTCGAATTCGTGATGTATTCGCCGATCGCGCCTGCGCTCGCGTTGTTGTTCGTCGGCGTGCCAGTAATGCCGACGGTCGAGACGGGCGTGATCGCGCCGGTCGCCATCGTCAGCCCGCCGGTAACGCCGACCCCGCCGGATGAAACCGTAAGCGCCGGTGTCGTCACCGTGCCGGTGAACGTCGGCGAAGCGAGCGGCGCACCACCGAGCGCAGTGAGCGCGGCGCCAGCCGACGTCTGCCCGGTGCCGCCGTTTGCGATCGGCAGCGGGTCGGCGATGAACGAATATGCACCCGCGCCAGTTCGCTTGATAAAGCCTGTCGACGCAAAGCCGCTGATGTTGTCGAGCGCCGGGCCGCCGGCCGCGCTCGCGCCGGTCCCGCCGTGGTTGACGGCAAGCGTACCGGTGACACCGGTCAACGGTACACCACCCCAAAGCGGCGCCGTCGTCGGCCCCGTCGACAAGATGGCTTGCCCGCTCGTCGATCCGGCCGGGTTCAGAAGCTGCACTGGCGTCGTTGTCGCCGCGAACGCAGCGAACGAAAGAAGCGCGAATGCGCCGGCAAAGATTCGTTTCATGGGGTTTCTCATTTCGCAGAGGGTTTCCAGCCGCAGATCTTCGCGCCGGTCAGGTTGTGCGCCAGGATCGCTTTGGCCGTGTCATCACTGAGCACGTCCGACTTGCTGACATAGATCGGCTTGACCCAATCACAGCCGGTGTCGACGATCTTGGTTTGCGTGACGATCTTGACGTCGGGCGGCGGTGCTTCAGCCGCGGGTCCAGTCATTGAGCAACTGCTTTGCAGCGTCGCCACTAGGCTGACTAGCAATAGGCGTTTCAACATTTTCACGTTCCTTTAGCGCCACGGCGCCGGCTTGTGCTGCGGTTGCGTTCGCTTGTGCGGCGGCGTCTTGCACTTGCGCCGCTTGCGTCTGCGCTTGCGCGGCGACGGTTTGCGCTTCGGCTGTTTTCTGTTCGGCTGCGGCCTTCGTCGACTTCGCGCTGAGATGCGCGAACACGCCGAATAAGATGCCTACGCCAGCTACCAGAAACGGCCAGATACTTCCGAGCAATGCGAGCATGGCTAACCCCTGTCAGTTAAAGCGTCTTTCGCCAGCGCGAGCAGCGCGAGCCGGTCGACATATCCGTTCATCCCACCGTTGATCCGAAGCGTGATGCGCCGGAAGTCGCCGACGTCTGCAAGTTCGTTGCAGCCGTGCGTGTTCCAAAACCATGCGGCCGACAGCGCGGCGTTCGCCGGCTGCTCAAGCAGCTGCGGTTGCTCGATGAAATCCACACCGAGCGCGTCGCCGACTGCTTTGTAATTCGTGCGACCGGTGATCTGAATCAGCCCCCGCCCGAGATACCGCTTGCCGTCGCCCGGCTGCGTGTTGCCGAGATCCGCGCGGCCTTCATAGCGGATCTGCGCGGGCGTCGGCCCCCACAACTCGCGCACATACAGAAGCCGCCCGCTTTCGTGCCCGATCTGCGCGAGGAACGCAGCCTGGCGCGCGTCGGTGTCGATCGCCCAAAGTGCCATCGCCGCGGTGATCGGGTCGGCCCATTCCTGCGTGCGCGCGACATTGACGCCGATCGCAGCGGCGAGTGTTTGCGGCGTCACTGCGTAGGCCCGGCCTTGTCAGGGTCGGTCTTTTGAACCGACGTATATCGGACCAGCACCATCAGCGCGAACGCGGCCATCGTTGCGTAGCGCGCGACACCGGCCGGCAATGCGGCTTTCATGTCGGCCGGAATGAAGTTCCATGCCTGCACGATTGACGGCCCGAAGCCGGTGAGCGCCGTGAATACAAGACCGAGAATCACCGTGCCGCGCTTGTGCAGCGACCGCCAGTTGTCCGCGAGTGTGATTTTCATTTCGCCCATCTCCGTATCCCCGGCGTGTTGCCGGCAGTGTTCAGTAGCAATTGATCGTTGAGCTTGTCGACTTTCGTGTTCGTGTCTTTCACATCCGAACCGATGCTCTTGAGCTGCGCGTTGATGTCGCTGCGCTGCTGGTCGATCGTTCGCTCGATACGGTCGAAGTGTTTTTCCTGCTCGATGTCGTGAATCTCAAGTGACGACACCCGGCCGAGCAGCCCGATGTACACGACGACAAGCGCGACGGCCGCGCCGATGACACCGGTCGCGAGCGTCTGCAGGTTGATGGACGTGTCGAGCCAGTGGCGTTTCTGTGCGTCACTCATGGCGGGCCCCGATTACGACGCGCGCGACGCAGCGCGTTCGGCGGCGCCGGCAGCTTGCGCGGCAGCGATAGCCGGGTCAGTCGGCACTGGCGCCTGCTGCACTGCTGCCGGTTGCGGTGCTTCGGCCGGCTGCTGTTGCGTGGCAGCGCGTTGCTTCTGATCGAGCATCTGCAGCGTTTCGAGCGCGCCGTTGAGCGCGGCGAGCTTCTTCTCTTCCTGCTCGCGCGCGGCGTGGAATTCGTACAATCGCGCCTTGCTCTGTGCGATCTGTGCGGTGATAAAGTCGATGTCGTTTTGCATTGTTGTTTCCTTTTAGAATGCGTGGTCCGCTGCGGTCAGATCGAAATAGCCGCGGCGGTCAAACGTCGAGCCGTTGTAAACCCAAAGTTCGATCTTGTTTTGCGCAGCGTTGAATTGGAAAAACGAGAAGCTGCCGAAGCCGAGCCGTTGATCGCGCATGTGAATCGCGCACTGGTTCGCAGCCG